CAAGCATTGAGTGTCATGGCGTTTACCATTGATAAAACTATGGTACAAGCTACTACAAGAGCTCTCAAAGCAGAGTATTCAACGGAACTTGCACAGGATCTTAAAGCCGTTCACGGTTTGGATGCTGAAACGGAACTCGCGAATATTCTTTCTTCTGAGATCCTCTCTGAAATTAACCGAGAAGTAATTCGTAAAATCTACATCGGCGCAACTGCTGGTGCTACTTCTGAAACTACTGCCGCTGGCGTTTTCGATCTTAACACCGACTCTAATGGTCGTTGGATGGTTGAGAAATTCAAAGGTTTGTTGTATCAAGTAGAACGTGAAGCGAATGCTATCTCTATTGCAACTCGACGCGGTAAAGGTAACTTTATCATTACCACGAATGATGTTGCATCTGCATTGGCTATGGCTGGTGTTCTTGATTATGCTCCTGCTATGCAGCAGAGTGTAAACAATGATACTCACGTTAGCACAATGGTTGGTACGGTTAACGGAATGAAAGTTTTCGTTGATCCTTACTATGTACACACTAACGAGCATATGCTTTGTGTTGGTTATAAAGGAACTTCTCCTTACGACGCTGGTATGTTCTATTGTCCTTACGTTCCGTTGCAGATGGTTAGAGCAATGGGTGAGAACACTTTCCAACCGAAGATTGCTTTCAAGACTCGGTATGGTTTTGTTTCTAATCCATTTACGAGCTTAACAACCAACTCTTACTATCGTAAGGTTAAAGTTACAAACTTGATGTAATTCAAGTTTTTTCTTAAATGAGGGGGATGGGGACTTGTCCCTATCCCTCTTTTTTTGTTTGGAGAACAATATGAAAAAAATATTACTAGCCTGTTTGTTTTTGTTATTTTCCCTTCCTGTTGCAGCTGCAGAATTATTAATGTTTAGTAATCCACATTGTAGTTATTGTCAATCTTTTTTAAACGAAGTTAAACCAACATACTACGAAACGGAATATTCAGAGTATCTTCCTTTGAAGGTAATTACTATGGAAGGTGATATGCCGGAGTGGATAGCAAAAGCTTTTGATGAAGGTCGTTTACAACCAATTAGAGAAACACCTACATTTATTATATGGGATGATAAAGAAATTGCTCGTCTTATTGGTTATAGAAATAAAGAAACATTTTTTGAATTGCTTGGTTCTTTTATAGAACAAAATGAAACAGTTATACATAAACAACCAAAACATAGGCGTAGTGTTCCACATCAACAACATCCTACTGTTCCGTTTATGGCACCAGAGGGAGTTAATATGGCTCCAGAGGGAGTTACTAATTCTAAAAACATTTTTGATCATACTTATCAAACACCATTAGAAGCATTAAAAGCCGCAGAGTGGTTGCGTTGTGGGGGAAACATTCATTATCATAAAGATGAAAAGGTTTGGATGCCATGTTCAATGAAATAAGATGCATGAATATAAAACTAAAATACGAAGAATAGTAGACGGTGATACCGTAGATGTAGATATTGATTTGGGTTTTGGTATGATTCTTGCCAAACAGCGAATAAGGTTGTATGGTATTGATACTCCTGAATCGCGTACAAGAGATAAAGAAGAAAAATTTTACGGCAAATTGGCTGCCAAGTTTTTGAAAGAGCAATGTCAGAAAGGTTCATGTATTACTTTAAGAACCCATCTGGATAAGAAGGGAAAATATGGCAGAATATTAGGAGAGATTATTGTTGATGATGTGAATATCAATCAATTAATGATCGAAGAACATATGGCTGTTGAGTATGATGGTAGGTCAAAAGAGGAGATACAAATAGAACACCAAGTTAACCGGATGCATTTAAATAGAAAAGGCATCAAATATTCTTAACTTTTTCCTTGTATTGGGCTTTTCTTTATGTTATATTATGTATGTCGTGATGGTTCAAGTATAAATATATATAACAAGGAGTTATAAAAATGGATTTAAAAGAGAAAGCAAAAGAAATTAAAGAATGGTATAAACGTAGACTAGCTAAAAATAATGGTATAAATATTGAAGATATAACAGAAGAAGATATTAAAGATGTTGAAATATTAACAGAGAAAAATAAATGAGTAAAATCACAGATTCACAGCCCACTAATCTGAATCAATTAAATGTTATTAGCTTTGATATTAGTTTTTCAAGACTTCCTAATGTGCAGTATTTTTGTCAACGAGTCAATTTACCCTCAGTTGTTCTTGGTGAAACACATGAAGCCAGCCCTTTTATGAACACAGCACTTGAAGGTGATACTCTTACATATGAAGCAATGAGTCTTAGTTTTATATTAGATGAAGATTTGCAGAATTATATTGAGATATACAACTGGATGACAGCACTTGGTTTTCCTAGAAATTATGAACAGTTTGCAGCGTTGGAAGAACCATCAGCTGCTTCAAAAGAAATGAGCAAATACTCTGATTTAGATATTGTTCTTCATACTAATAAATCGAATCCAAATTATAAAATTACTTTTACAGATGTTTTTCCTACCTCGTTAGGTTCAATTATGTTTGATTCTACACCCACAGGCATGGATCCTATTGCTGTTGACGCGACTTTTAACTTTCGTGGAATGTTTGATATAGTCAAGATTATATGAACATTTCTTTTCCTTGCATTTTCATTTCTAATATGTTATTATAGTTGTATGAAAATTGATGATATAAAAATCCAATTAGAAAAAGATAAAAAAATAGACCATACTCAACTGGATGTTGAGTCGCTTAAGATTCCTGAGCAAGCAGTCAAGTATCAGCAAATGGCCCATGATGAAGCTTTGCGTTTGCGATTTCTTGAAAAAGAATATAATGTTGCGAGATATAATAGATGGATGTACTATATGGGAAAAGCAGATCCTGAAGTATATGATAAAGAACCATTTGACCATAAAGTTTTAAAAACAGATATTAATATTTTCTTGGATTCAGATTCAACTTTAAATGAAATTCAAGATCGAATAATGGCACAGACTGAAAAATTAAAACTGGTAGTGGAAGCTGGAAAGGTAATGCAAAATAAATCTTTTAATATAAAGAACGCACTTGAACACCAAAAGTTTATGGGTGGTGCTTTTTAATTATGATAACTGTTGGAAAACAGAATGAAACATTTTTAATGATTTCCTGTGAAAGACATATTGCTCAGGAACTGAATGAATATTTTTCATTTCAAGTCCCGGGCTTTCAATTTATGCCACAGTATCGAAATAAGATATGGGATGGCAAGATTCGTTTATTTAATATAAAGACACAGCAACTTTATACTGGTTTATATGACCATCTTATGAAGTTTGCTATGAAAAGAAATTATCCAGTTAAAAGTGATTTAATAAGTATTACACCCACCTCTGGTTTATCTAAAGAAAATATTGATGATTTCTTCAAGTCTTTGAATCTTCATTGTAAGAACAAACCAATCATACCAAGAGACTATCAAATAGAATCATTTACTCATTGTGTAAAGAAAGAGAGAGCTCTTTTACTTTCACCAACATCATCTGGTAAAAGTTTAGTTATATATTCATTAATAAGATGGCATCAACATTTCTTAGATAATGATAAAATACTGATACTTGTACCAACAACTAATCTGGTTACACAAATGTATAACGATTTCTTGGACTATTCTTCACACGATAAGTGGGATGGTAAAAGTCAATGTCATATGATATATTCTGGTCGAGATAAGAAAACAGATAAACAGATTGTAATTTCAACTTGGCAATCATTGTTTCGTCTTGGAGTTCCATACTTTAAACAATTTGGTATGGTAGTTGGTGATGAGGCTCACTTATGTAGTGCAACTTCATTAAAAGGTATTCTTGAAAAGATGGTGAGTTGTCGATATAGATTTGGAACTACTGGAACATTGACTGAATCCAAGACACATCAATTTGTATTAGAAGGGTTGTTTGGACAAGTTTATAAAGCAGTAACTTCTAAACAATTAATGAAAGATAAACATATATCTGATTTAAAGATTCAATGTTTGTTGATGCAGTATCCAGAGGCTGAAAGAGATTCACAAAAGAAATCAACATATAAAGAAGAAATAGATTTTATCGTATCACATAATAGACGCAATAACTTTATCTGTAATCTTGCATTAGACCAACAAGGTAATACATTAATTCTGTTTAATTATGTAGAAAAGCATGGTAAAGTATTAAAGAAGTTAATGGAAAGTAAGTCTAAAGAAAGAGATGTATTTTTCATAGCTGGTGAAACTGATGTGGAAGAACGAGAGACAATTCGTGCTATCACAGAGAAATGTAAAGATGCAATCATAATTGCATCATCTGGTGTTCTATCAACGGGTGTTAATATTAAAAATTTACAATCATTAATATTTGCACACCCGTACAAGGCCAAGATTAGAAATTTACAGTCTATTGGTAGAATATTAAGATTAGATGATAAAGATAACCAAGCAGTATTATATGATATAGTTGATGATCTGCATTGGAAAAAACGAGACAATTACGGACTGAAACATTGGAGAGAACGCGTCAAAATATATGCTGATGAGAAATTTGACTATAATTTTCAACAAGTAACTATATAAACTATATAAATAATAAATAGAGGAGATAGTATGTAAAATGGGTAAAACTTACAGAAAAAATGTAACTGAAAAATCAAAACAAAAAAAACGACAAAAACGAGGTAAGAAAAAGTTTCAAATTAAAAATGAATTAAGAGAGGTTGTAAACGATTATGAAAACAAAGAGGAAATGTCCGAATTGTCAGCTGAAATCTTGCAAACAGATAGCTGAGGGTATTACTCATAAACAATGGTATAGGTATTATGAGTGTGAACAATGTAAAAAGATACAAACTTATAAGATTAATCGTCCTGCAAAAATTGAAACAGAGTATTCAGTTCACTCTACACCTTCAACATGCGTAGGTATTAATGAAAAGGACTGGCCAGATAATGATTGATAAATTTGGTAGATTACAAATTAAAATTTATAGAGAAACAGATAATCCATTACCATCATTTAAAAATATAGGTGATGCAGGTATGGATATTCGTTCTAATGAAGATACACAAGTGACTGGTTTCCATTGGACTACTGTTGGTACAGGTCTTTTCATTATTATACCACACGGGTATGAGGGACAAGTTCGTTCACGATCTGGTTTGGCTGCAAAACATGGTTTGCAAGTATTGAATACACCTGGCACTATTGATTCTGGTTATCGTGATGAATTGAAAGTAATCTTGATTAATCATAGCAAGTGGGCATATGAAATTAAAAAGGGTGATAGAATAGCACAGTTGGTTATTAAACCAGTAGAACAACCACAGTTACAAGAAATTGATAAAGCTACACATATACTTGAATCTGAAACTGAAAATCGAGGTGGAGGCCTTGGTTCAACCGGAGTAAAATAAAATATGACTACTGAAAATTTTAAGATGTATGAAGGAAAAGCAAAAGTGTTGTATGCAACAGGTGTTCCTAATGAATTATTGATGGTATTTAAAGATGATATAACTGCCGGTGATGGTGCAAAGAAAGATACTATGGCCAACAAGGGTCGTTTGAATTGTACTATTTCAAAAAAGATATTTGAATACTTACACGAACATAAAGTCAAGACTCATTATCTTAGTTCACCAGAAACAAATGAACAATTTGTAAGACAAGTAGATATTATTCCAGTAGAAGTTGTTATACGGAATATTAGTGCCGGTAGCATATGTAGACGATATGCTGTTGAACAGGGTGTGATATTTCGTTCACCATTACTAGAATTGTTTTTGAAATGTGATGAATTACATGATCCTTTAGTGAATGAAGATGTTGCAGTCGAAATGAATTGGGTTACTAGAGATCAATTAAGACAAATGAAAGAACAAGCACATATTGTCCATAAGCTTATGACAGATTTTTGGGCAAAATATGATCTTAGACTAGTGGATGCCAAGTATGAATTTGGTGTTACTTCTAGTATTGTTGATGGTGTTAAAGAAATGGGAGAGATTATATTAGCTGATGAAATTACTTGTGATAGTCAAAGAATCTGGACAAAGGATGGTAAGTCTTTAGATAAAGATGTTTTTCGACAAGGTGATAACATGGATGATGTAGAGGATGTATACAATTACATACATAAGTTGATTGGTGCTGATTCAATAGAGGGAGTTAAATAATGGCCAATCCAAAACATTATGTCGATAATGAAAAGTTTTTTAAAGAAATGAAGAAGTGGAAGCAACAAGTTCTTGATGCAAGAGAAGTGGAGGATCCTGATCCACCTTGTACTGAATATATAGCAGAATGTTTTCTCAAGATTTCAGAGAACTTGACTTGGAAACCAAACTTCATTAACTATACTTTTCGTGATGACTTAGTAAGTGATGGAATAGAGAACTGTTTACTTTATGCACATAATTTTAATCCAGAAAAGTCTCGTAATCCGTTTTCTTATTTTACACAGATTATACATCATGCGTTTGTGCGTAGAATACAAAAAGAAAAGAAACAGATGCATTTGAAGTATTTGTATGTAGAACGATCTGGAATATTGCAAGAAGTAAATGCAGCCGGAGAAGATGATAAAAAACGTGTTACAACATATATTGAATATCTACGCACACATGAGAAATATGCAGAATCACCATATCAATCTCAAAAGAAAAAAAATAAAATAAAGGGTGTTGAGAGATTTATGTGATGAATATTGAAAGTTTAATATATCCATTTGCAAAAAGATTTATTGCAGGTAGAGATTTTGAGTCTGCTAAACCTGTAATTAGTCAACTTATAAGTGATGGTTATGATATAACTATTGATTATCTTGGTGAGATTAGTAAGACTGAAAAACAATGTGATAAAGCTTTAGACCAGTATATTGATATAATTAATTATTATGAACTGACTAATTATCCGTTGGATATTTCTATTAAACCAACACAGCTGGGGTTGTTATTAAATAAAAAACAATGTTATGCACGTTTAAACGATATTGTATATAAAGCTTATTTGCATGGAATGACTGTCCGTTTGGATATGGAAGATTCAACTGTTACACAAGGTACAATTGATTTAGCTCTTAAATTAAGAACACAATATCCGAATATTGGAATAGCACTTCAATCAAATTTATATAGAACAGATAAAGATTTGGGATATATGATGGATAAAGGAATATCTGTTCGTTTGGTGAAGGGTGCATATAAAGAAGATATTACAAAAGCATATCAGAAAAAAAGATTATTGCATGATGTATATCTGAAACAGGCTATGCGTTTACTTTCAGATAGATGTCGTTCATATTATCATTATATGAATGACATAACACCAATACCAGCTTTAGGAACACATGATGCAAAGTTAATAGGCAAAATATGTAGTTATTTGACTGTTTTTAATATTGAAAAACACGATTTATTTATTGAGATGTTGTATGGTATACGGCGTGATTTAAGCTTTTCCTTGCAAAAAGAGGGATATTGTGTTAGACTATATGTTCCATTTGGTACAGATTGGCTACCATATACTTTACGAAGATTGCGTGAATTTAAAAATTTAAAATTTGTAGTTTCCAATATCGTCAAGGAGATGATAAGTGGTAAACGATTATAATGTAATGATATTTCAAGAATGTCCCAAATGTAAAGACCACGAACCAGATTATGCATTTACTAATTGTAGTTTTGATGTTGAACGCGGTTCTGATGGAAAAGCAATACAACTTTTTGAGTGTACAAGATGTAAGTATAAGTGGGAGTTTAAGCATAAGTGAAAATAGCTTTAATTACAGATCAACATTTCGGTGGTAAGAGTGATAGTAATTCTTTTAATAATTTTATAGAAAAGTTTTATACTAATCATTTTTTTCCATATTTAGAAGAACATAATATACATACAGTAATAGATTTGGGTGATACTTTTGATCGTAGAAAATATGTTAATTTTTCTATATTAGAAAAAGTAAAAGAATATTACTTTGATGTGTTTGCAGAAAAAAATATTAAATTACATTCTATTGTAGGCAATCATTCTACTTATTATAGAAATACAAATAGTGTTAATAGTTCTGATTTATTATATGGTCATTATCCTAATATTGAAGTATATTCAGAAGCTTCAACGATATGTATTGATGGTACAGTTATTGATTTGATTCCTTGGATTAATTCTGAGAATTATGAAAAGACAATGTACTTTATCAAACACTCTAAAGCACAAGTTGCATTAGGACATTTAGAAGTTGAAGGGTTTGCTATGTATAAGAATTATGTAGCTGGTGATGGTCTTAAACCAAGTATATTTAAGGGTTATGAGTTTGTTGCGTCTGGACATTATCATCATAAGTCTAGTAAAGGTAATATACATTATCTTGGAGCTCCATATGAGATTACTTGGAATGATTATGATGATCCGAAGGGATTTCATGTATTTGATACGGAAACAAGACAGATAGACTTTATACAGAATAAGTATCGGTTGTTTGAAAAAATATATTATGATGATGAAAATTATGCAACTGATTTTAAATCATTAGACACGAATTTTTATAAGAATAAAATTGTTAAACTGATTGTTGAGAATAAAACTAAAATTCCAGAGTTTGAATCATTCTTGGATAGAATGTATAAAGCAAATCCAATAGATTTAATTATATTAGAGGACTTGTCTGAATATACGGCAAGGTATTCTGATGAAGAAGGAGAAGATGTGGAGGTTGGTAATACAGCTACTTTTCTTGAGGAGTATGTAGATGGTATGGCACTAGATAATGACAAACGTGTGGAAAAAACAAAAGTAAAAAGGTTATTGCAGATTTTATATAATGAAGCTCTTAACATGGATGAATAAATGATTCTACTGAAATCTGTTAGGTGGAAAAACTTTTTAGCAACTGGTAATAGATTCATAGAAGTAAAATTAGACCAAGAACCAATGATGTTAATTGTTGGTAAGAATGGGGCTGGTAAATCTACTTTAATTGATGCAATTACTTTTTCTTTGTTTGGTAAACCATTCAAGAAAGTTAATAAAGGCCAGTTAGTTAATTCTGTTAATGAAAGAGATACTCTTACAGAAATAGAATTTTCTGTTGGTACAAGTGAATGGAAAGTACGCAGAGGAATAAAACCAAATTTATTTGAAATTTATCTTAATGGTGTTTTGGTTAATCAAGATGCAAAGTCTATGGACTATCAAAAGTATCTTGAAGAAAAAGTATTAAAGTTAAATTTTAAATCGTTTACACAGATTGTTGTATTAGGTTCTGCTTCGTTTGTTCCGTTTATGCAATTAACAGCTAATGATAGACGAATCATTATAGAAGATATACTCGATATTGGTATATTTTCTGTTATGAAAACTTTATTAAAAGATCGTCTTATAACTTTGAAAGAAGAAATGAATGAGTTGGATTATCAGATAAAGCTTCTTCAAGAGAAGATTGTATTACACGAAAAACATATGAAGGCGTTGGCAGAGGAGTCTAAACAAAAACGTAAATCTGATTTAGACAAGATTAAAGAAACAGAACAAGAGATAGAGAAATTAAATAAAGAGATAGTTGGTCATCAAGAACGGATAGATGGTTTGTTAAGTTCTATTAAAGATAAAACGGTTGTCGAAACGAAGAGCCAGGAGTTAGATAAGTATCGTTCTCAAATATCTAAAAATTTAAAAAGATTTACTAAAGATAAAAAGTTTTTTGAGGAAAAACTTAATTGTCCTACTTGTGAACAAGAAATTGACGAAAAGTTTAAAAATAATAAGTTAATAGAAGTTGGTAAAGGCATTGATGAAATGAATCATGGCCTGAGACAAATTACAAAAGAAGTTAATAAGGTGTATGAAAGAATCGGAGAAATATCTAAGAGTACACAAGAGATACAGAAAGAAGAATCACAAGTAGTACAGAAGCAGAGTAACATACAAGCTCATAATATTTTTATACAAAAGTTGAGTCAGGAGTTG